ATGAGCGAAACCCTTGATCAATTCCGCCTGACCCCATCGGCCGCCCGGCAGGTGGCGCAGATTCTGCAATCCGACCCCGAAGCCCGCGCGCTGCGAGTCGAAGTGCTGGCCGGCGGCTGCTCCGGGTTCCAGTATAAATTCGACCTGACGGCGGCGCAGAACCCGGACGACCTGGTCATCGCGCATGACGGTGCAACCGTGTTCGTCGACCCGACCAGCCTGGACCTGCTGGCCGGGGCCGAGCTGGACTACAAGGACACGCTGATGGGCGCCCATTTCGCGGTACAGAACCCGAACGCCACCTCCTCCTGCGGCTGCGGCACCTCGTTCTCAATTGACTAAAATCACCACCTGTCCTATTAATAGATTGATTTTATTAGATAATTTCTACCACGTGCGGTCTATTTGCGGGTCTGAACAGCGGTGGAATTCGAAAGTGAGAAACTTTCCAAGCCGCCGAGCGCAACTTCGGCGGCTTTTTTCGTCAGCACCGGCGACAGCCCGGCGAGCGCCTCGGCCCTGGCCACCAGGCTGATCGCGTACTTCGCCTCGAACGTTTTCCAGCCGTGGTCGTGGCCTTCCCGGTGATGGTCCGAGCACAAGGGAGTTGTTCGGTCGTCCCGCGGCTTGATCCCAGTCCCGCCCGCGCCGCCAGCCCGCACATGATGCGCCTGGACATTTCTGTCTCCGCATAGGTGGACCGAGCAGGGGAGCGTCCGGATCCAGGCGAGGTATTCCGGGTTCTTGCCAGATTGGTCACGCGGCCTGTCTTTTGTGCCACGTCGCACATTGGTCCGCGTACGGACCCTTTCGGCCTTACGCCCTGATTTGCACTCGCGGCATTCTTTGCTGCTGAGGGGATCGAACCGCCCAGGCTTCGTGGTGCCGCAGCCGCGGCATTTTTTGGGCGTCGCGGCGAGGCTGGTCATGGGAGTTCGGGCAGAGGGACGGTTTGCCCCGCAAGGTTATGAGTGCAATCGCCGAGAAACTGGATCATCCCGTTGGCCAGGAAATAGTGACAGCGCTCCTCCGGCAGTGCGACGGTGCCATCGTCATCAACCACAGCGCCGTGTGAGACGATCATGCTCGGCATGAACGTGGGCTTGTCGACTCTGCCGTCCCACCGCCAGTTGGCGCCGGTGCCGGCGGACCGGCGGGTATAGAATACGTGCATCTCCTGGCAGCCGGGGCACCAATGCGCCGGCCCATTTTCCGTCATCCGGAGATACGGGCTGAGCTGGCTCATCAGTACGTATCTCCGGCGGCCGGCGTCGTCAGATCCGGCTGGGAGAAATTATTTGACCAGGCCCAGATTTCCGTCGCGGCGGAGCCTGGCTCCAGCGCATACTGGCAGTGATCATGGCCGAGAACGAATGAGAGCGCTTTGCAAGCTTTCTGCGCCCATTTCTCTCCGGCCGCGGCGGCTCGGGCGGTGCGCCGGCTGATTGTCTCATTGGGGTTGCCGAGCAGGAAGGTGTTTCCCGTTTTGTCGAGCCATAGCAGCCAGTTCATTCCGAATTGGCGAATGACGGGGCAGATTTTGCAGGACATGACGGGCTCCAGAAAGTCTGGAAACAGATTCGCAGCCGCTGGTCGCTAATTCACCGTAACGCCGGGCGGCGGGCTGACTTCCTTTTGCTGGTCGGCCGCCACGCTCTTGATCGCCTGCTCCGGTGTCATTCCACCTGTCTTCAGGCCGCTGATAAAAGTCAGGATGCGCGCGAGGGTTTCCTTTTGAGCGGTGAGCCGGATTTTGTTCTTCTCGCTGGCCTCGGTCTTTGCGGCGTCGGGGCGGCTAAGGATTTCCAAGACGCGATTTGCCTGAAACAGGTCGCCGTTGGCGATGAGCTCCATCGTGTAATATGCTTCCAGACGGCCTTTCGACATGATCGTCGGGATCATGGCCAAAGTCGCAGCCTGAAAAGCTTCGAAGCGCGTTTGCTGAACGGATTTTTCGGTTCGGTGCAGTCCTTCGCGCACCTGAGCGCTCATCTGGGCGAACGCTGCTTGGCAAGTATCGACCATCGAGTGGTCCATAGGGGGCGGAATCCGCTCGGCGCGCAGCAGCGTGATCTCTTTCAGCAAGCCCTGGATGAGCTGCTCGCCGGGCTGCATTTGGACCCAGCCGGCCTGAACCAAACGCTGGATCTGGTCGATCTGCGGGGCAATGATGGCATAGAATTCCCGCAGTTCTTTGAGTTCCTGTTCGGGGGTTTTCTTGGGCGGAAGAGGTGGCGCGGCGGTTTCGGCGGTTTTTTGGTCAAGCATGGGATTCCTCGGGGTTTAGAGAACGATCAATTCCAGGCCCAACGCGACGGCCGCTGCGCGCTCGGCGTTGGCGCCCTTGCTCTTTTCCCAACCTGGCAGAAGCGCGACAGCATCGGCGTGGCGGCAAATGAATTCGAGGTCTTCTGCTAGCGCGACACGAAGGTCAAAGCCGTGCTGCTGAGCTGCAATCGTTTCATCGCCGGTCGCGTTACCCTTCGAAATATCCGTGCCGTGACGCTCGTTATCCCGCTCGGCCGGGTTGAAGACGAAATGGCCTTTGGCGCGAAGTTCCGCGGCAGCTGCGTTGAAGGCTGGGAAATTGAATTCGCGAATAGATCGCATCGGCCCCGCGATGTAAATTTTCATGGTGCATCCTGGATTGTGTAATGTTTGGGATTGCGGTCGCCATACTCCCGCGTGAGACGCCCAACCTGGAGCGCGAGCTTCTTCATCAGATGGCGCGAGCCACCCGGATAATTGCGGTCGTCGACCAGCTTTCCGGCTTCACGAGAGTCCACAAGGATTGCGAGGCTAGCGAGCGCGGCGCCGATGTTGTCGACGCCGTCCTCGTCGTCGTCATAGCCTTCGATATAATCCTGGATGTGGCGTAGCGCAGCGTTTGCGTAGACCGTGGCGCGCGCGCCATCATGCCGCCAGTTATTGCGGCCATATTTGAGCGCCCCGAAGAAAAGACTCATCGCGCCGAGGGCGATCGCGGTCACCGGGAACATTCCCAGCGGGATCTTCGTCATTGTCGCAAGCGCATCCTTGGGATTCGTCGGCTTGCTCGCCACATCGATCGGTGTCAGCTTTTTCATGGTCTACCACTGCAAAGCACATTTCCGTGTGTTTCGCAATCAAAAGGTCAGTAAGAATTGAACCCCATCTGCACCATGATCCGCATCAGTAGCCCGTGGATCATGCCCCGGGTATGCGGGTGCGCCAGGCACTTCGCGTCCTTCTCGGTCTCGAAGCAGAGAACATAGGTTTTGGCTCCGGCCTCGATCGCCGCTTCGCAGTCCTGCCGCAGCTTGGTGGCGAGCATGATGTCGTGCTCGGCCAGGCGGGCGGCGCGCGTCACTAGACGCCGTTCAAGCTGCGATCAGGAAGCGTCACGTCGCCTGAATGTGACCAGCGGCCATTGTAGAAGCCGCGATTGTAGAAGCGCAGGTAGTCGGCCGAACAGCGGATGATCGCGCCGGTGGGCTCATGTTGGACGGCGCGCATAATCAGGCCGCCAACATGAGCATCGATCTTTTTCTTGCGCATGAAGGGTGTCTGATCCTGCGTACAGCCGGTCTGCGCGGCCCAGACGTTCCGAACATTGCCGAACATCATTTTGTGATAGTGGCCGTAGAGCCCGATCGACGGCTTTTCGCCTCCGTCCAGGCCTTCGATGATCTTCTGGATCGTATAGCTGACGGCGTAGCTCGATCCGCCGCCTGGGTGAACGACCGAAATGGTGGCATCCTTGCCTGAATTGCGATTTCGGAGCAAAACGGCCGCTTCCATATAGCCGAGGTTCACCCAGTCAGTGCGGCCAGCTTCGCGGAATTTCTGCTCAGCATAAGCGCCGATGTCGACGCCTTCGCGCTGTGCGTACCAACCCTCGTGATCGTCGCCCGCGACTGCATAAGTCGTGATCCCAGGACGCCGCGGATAAACCTTCGCCAGATAACGACACTGTGCGTCCATGCCTCGCGTGTGCAGGTCATAGACATTGAAGCGGGCTTCTCCGTCAATCCAGTTGCCGGTATGGAAGACAGTCGTGATGCCGGCTGCTTCGTAGGCGTCATATAGCGCTTCGAGGACGTCTAGCCGCTCATACTTGCTGCCGAGGTGTGTGTCGCCCATTGCGCCAAAGGTGAAACTGCCGTCGGCGTCTGTGAGAAAAACGTGCTTTGGCCCATGGATGATTGCAGGGAGTTCCATGGGGCGCTTGAAAAGCGGCTTTTGCTCTTCGGGCTGCTGTGCCGCTTGGGTGGGCGCGTCTCCAACGACCGGATAACGGGGCTTGTGGCCAGGATGATAGCCGACACCGATGCGTGGTCGCATCTTGTAGTGCTTGGCGATGTTCTTCAGACTGTACTGAAGCGATGATCGGCTGATCCCGATAATCCCTGCCGCGCCCCGAATGCCGTGCGTCGTCACCAACGAAACGCGGCGGTAAGCCTCTTCTCTGGAGATTTTGGAAATGCCGAGGATCTCTGGATTTGATCTCGACACGTCGGTTATTCCTGCGGCTCGGATGGGAGAGGAATTGGGATCGGAGCCTCAATCTCCACGGCCGGCGTCGGAGCAGCAGGGACGGTAGCGGCGGCCGGCTCCTCATGGCGGCGGGTGATGTAGAATCGTTGGGCGCCGATCTGTTTTGTGAAAGTGACGCCTTCCGCTTTGGCCCATTCAGGCTCGGGAATGGTCTCGGCATAGTAGCTGTCAGCCCCGGCGGTGATGTCGGGCAGCACGCCGGCAACCGCCATTTTCGCGAGGAGAAGTGCCTGCTGGTACACCGGATCATTGACCGGCGTGTCTAGCATCCGGGTATTGTCTGGCCCAGGCAGCCAGCAGTCGTATTGATCTTTCGCAAGGCAGACGCTTAGGATATCGTCACCCCACCAACAGGGGTTCTTGGCCCGGTTCACGACGGTATTGGCCACCGCCTGCATGCCGTTATAGCCCTGGTCGCTGGCCTCCCCAAAAACAGTCAGAGCCAGCGCCCGAACGGGATCGGTGATTTCAGTCATCTTTTCGGCCTTTGGTAAGAAGTGCGTTTTTTAGCCAACTGAGGTCTTCCCGGATGGGCAGCATGAGGTCCGAAAAAACGCCTTTCAACCGATCGATGTTCTCGGTCATCTCCTGGCGCGTGGGCCGCGTGCTGGCGATTTCGATCTGGAAGGCGATATTTTGCTGGGTCAACGTCCCCAGGGCAGCCGTGGTTTCGGTGCGCATTTTTTCCATTTCCGCTCTGATTTGATCAAGGCCGTCGATAGCGTCTGTCCTGTTGGTGACCACCGCCTGGTAGATAAAATAACAACAGATCAAGGCAATCACGGCGATCCCGACAGGGCCAAGCTGCGTCAGAAAGTTCGCCTCTAGAATCCCATCCATTGCGTCGCATCCACGTAAGTTCGCTCCCGCGCTTTACGCTTCCTGGTCGCCAGGGCAACTAACCGGAGATGTTCTTCGTGAAAACGGTCACGATATCGGCGACACCGGCGCCGTGCGGGGCAAGTTGGATCTGTCGGATCGCCCGCTGGCGGCACTCTTCCAAGTGCAGGTGGAAGTCGTAGGACGCTCGGGACGCGAGTGTCCCCTCCCCTTGCATTTGCAGGTGCTGAGCGTGCTGGTGGGTGTAGCCGCCGGCGTTTTCATGCGCTTCATGGGCCGCGCGCGTCATGGCCGTGACACGCTTCACCGCGGCTGCGCGCTGCTGTTCGATGTCGGCTCCAAGGTCAAGACGCATAAAGAACCACTCCAAAATCAATAAATCCGGCGTGCAGGATCGCAATCCAGATCTGGCCTGGCTTGTTGGTGGTGATGACGAGCTCGCCGTCTGTGATCTCATGCGGACCGGAAGTTGTTGCCCCGGATGTCCAGGCCATGGCGCCGTGCGGAATGCCCGTAATGGCGGCCTCGTCGACGCCGTCGGCTTTCAGGTCGATCTTGCCGACCTTGATCGGCATGGCCTTACGTGGCTGGATGCTTCCGTCTGGCACCCAATAATTCTGCGAGTGCGCCATGACGTCGGCCGGCATTTCATCGAGCATGAGCGCGCCGCCACCTTCAGGGACACCTTGAATATCCAGTTCATGTTCCAGGCATTGGATATATTGCATGATCGAGCCGTCGGCCCGGTAGGTGAGCATTGCTTTCATCTTTGGATCACGATGGCGGTGAGGGTTGCGTTGTACGTTCCGCCGGCGGCAACGCCGCCGCCGTTAAAATAGGCTGTGAAGCTGTATGTAAAAGTTCCTGTCCCGGGGCCGTCATAAGCAGCGACAGTCGCCGAACAGGTACCGCCGGTCGGAGTCTGAACCGATCCAAGGTTGCTCCCCGAGCGCGAGAAAACGCCGGAAATAAAGTTGCCACTTCCGCCGTAGTCATTGCCGCCATCGCCCCCGGAACTGCCTCCGGACGCGCCGTTCATGCTGAAGCCGTTCACTGTGAGAAACATCAGCACGTATGAGTTTGTGGGCACAGTGACGGAAAGCGACCCTGTCGCTGAAGCCGTGGCTGAGCTTTGCGAGCCTAAAGACGCGTTCGATGGCGACGTGATGGCGTTGTACGCCATGTTGCTCGTCCCGACGGTCAGATTTGCGATCTGCGCGTTGGTGATCTGCACCGACCCGAAATTGGCCAGAGACCCGATGACGACGCCCGAATTAAGCACGCCGGATGTAATGTTCGATGCGTTGAGCGTGCCGGCCGCCAGGTTCGAAACCTGGATCGTGCCGGCACCGATGTTGCCGGCAAGGATCGTCGCGGACTCGATCATGTTGCCGCTGATCGTATTGGCGGCGATGTTGTAGCCGACGATCGTGGCCGCCGCGATGTTGCTGGCGGTGACCGTGTTGCCGGAGATCTGTGCGCCGGTGATCGTCCCGGACTGGATCTGGGTTGCGGTGATGGTGCCGGAGGCAATCGTCGCCGCCGTGACCGCGCCGGCCGCGAGAGCGCCGGTGGTGACAGCGTTGGCGGCGATTTCGTTGGCGGTCACAGCATTCGCGGCGATGGCCCCGGCGGTGACCGAGTTAGCGGCCAGGGACGCGGCGACGATGCTGCCCGCCGCGATGGCGTTCGCGGTCACCGCATTGGCGGCGATCTGGGAAGACGTGATCGCGTTCGCGCCAATCTGGGTCGAAGTAATCGTGCCTTGGATCACCGCGGCGTTGATCGAAGCGATCTGAGCGGCGGTAATGGCGTTTGGGACGACCAGGGCAGTCGAGACGGCCACGCGGCAGGTGATCTGCGACCAGTAAACCGGAGGAAGTGGTGCGGTTGCGCTGCCGAGCGACAAGGTGATCTGTGCGTTGGCCGGGACCGAGGACGTGCCGATCGTGGCCGGGACTTCCACCTGTCCGCTCATCAGATCCCAGGTCGAAGAAGGCGTCGTGCTGGCGGCGGAGACGAATGTCGGGTGATTGCCGTTTGCGTCGGTGAATGTCAGGCCAATCGAGGCCGCATTCGCGCTGCTGCCGCCGGCCCAGCCGGACAGGTAATAGGCGCCCCCGGCGCTGACAGTAAACGGGGACCCGAAGGTGACCGTATCGACTGTCTGAGCGCCAAGATTCGCCGTCGGCGGATTGGATGGAACACCGGATGTTGTCGACGGAAGCGCCGCGATCCCCGAAGACCAGCCAGCCGATGACGCGCTGCCGCTGACGGTAAACACGGGATTCAAGCAGATGTTCGATGGGTCGGTGAAGGAAAGCTGGGCAGGCGTAATGGCGCCGGTGAGTTGACCCGTTGAGAGGTTTGCGTTCGTCAGCGCGCCTGCGACCTGTGACGCGATAATGGTGCCGGTGAGCTGGCTGCCGGGAATCGTTATGTTCGGATTAAGCTGCCCGGGCGCGAGTGTCGCTGGCGTCGGAGTCGCGGCGATGAACTGCTCAAGGGTCTCGTTCCAGCTATAAAGCTGACCATTCACCGCCCAATAGATCGTGGTGGCGCCGTCTGCCGCCGCTGGGTTCGCCGGAAGCGACGCGCCGTCCCAGGTTCCGACGGGCTGAATAGAAGTGACCCAGCCCGGAAGGATGCTTGTCGTGAAATATCCCGGCGAGATGTATGAGATCTCGCAGGATGCCGGAGCGGAAAGCCCACCCACGACACCGGTTGTCGTGACAGGCTCGACCCAATAATTCCAGGTCGTGCCTGGCTGAAGAATGCCGCTGTCAACGTCGGCGAATGCGGTCCCAGACGTCGTGCCGATCAGCGCGGCCAAAGACACCGGCTGGTGCGGGGCAATGATCGTGTCGGACCGCCAGACATTGTAGTAGAGCACGTCCTGTTGGGCAGAGGCGACCCATCGAAGCTGTACGGAATTGAAGCCGGCGGAAGCCGTCAGGTCAGTCGGCGATGGCGGGATGTTGTTCGATGTGCCGGAGACGACGAGCGGGCTCGAATATGCCCAGGACGATGTCGACCCGTTGGTTCCCAGAGACCTGACCGCAAAATAATATGTGCTGGGCGGCAGGTTATCGATCGACGCCGACGAGCCGGTGGCGACCAGCACGTCGACCGTGGTACCTTCGGCGTTGACCACTGAAATCTGATATTGAACGACCCTGGCGTCGACCGGGCATTGCCACGAGACCGTCGTCATCGTGATGGTGGTCAGACCCTGCCCGGCCAGCGTCGTGATCGCGCTGACGTTGCTGGGCGGCTGAAGGGCCGACGCAAGCTGTGAAGGAACGGTGCTGAAAACTGGGATTTCCAGCGTCGGGACGTCCTCCACCAGTTCGAATTTGTCCGGGTTGTACTGGGCCGCGATGATCTCAAAGATGCCCCTGCCCGTCTCGGTGATGCCGACGACCTGCCATTCGGTCGCGGGGCTGTTTGCGTCCTGCAGAATGAACATCGCCTGCGGGAGAGGCGGGAGCGGCAGAGGCGATGCTAGCGTCGCGATCGTATAGGTCGTGCCCGTCACAACATCGGTGGATGTGCTAAAGCCGGCAACCTCGATCGTTTCCGCCAGCGAGCCGTCCTGCAGAATGCACGATGCGGAGTAGATTTGGCCGTCGACCGGCGAGAATTCCATGTCGAGCGCAAGCTGGTTGATGCTTGATCCGCCCCGCAGCCGGCCGCCCATGCGGATTCCGAGGATGTTCGGATCGGCTACCTGAATCAGTTGCCCCGGCATCACGCCGGCGGAATCCCAAGACACGGAGAATGTCACAGTTTCGGTCTGGAAATTCTCGGTGTAGAGCAGCCAGTTTCCGAGGCGGTGCGCGAGACCCCTGGACGTGACGCCAAAGCCAAGAATGTCGGTGCATACTATGCCGCGGTTGGCGATCTGATCCGGCAGTTCTGTCGGCTCGACGCCCGGCAGATACTGGTTCGAGGGATCGGTGAAGTGCGAATTCACCATCGTATGGCGCGTCTTCAGAGAAGAGCCCTGATAGACGAAATTGCCGCCGATAACGTTGGCGGCCGAATAGATTTTGACCGGCGCCTGCGGCATGTCGCAGGTGACGCAAACCTGGCCGCCCGCCCAGTATACCTGGCCGCGGAACGTCGCGGCGATGGCTTGCATGATCTGGAAAGCGGTGGCCCGTTGGTTCAGGCAGCCGTTGAGCGTGTAGCGGGGTTCGGCACCGCCATTGCCGTCTGGCACGAGTCCGTCGCAATATTGCGCGATCTCGTAAAGCTGGACCGCCAAAGTCTCCAGGTTCTGCGTCGAGACGCCGAGGCCATAGCGGTTGTTGCTGACGAAGTCGTAGAGAATCCAAGCCGGGTTCGACGTCGTTTCCGGCTGGAAACTCGCATAATCCCACGAGCCGCCCGATGTGCCGGGCCCGCTGGTCGCATAGACGCGCGTGGTGACATTGTAGTTGAGCGGCACCTGGACGGTGATGCCCTCGACCAGATAGGTTCGCGCCGGCAGCGTCGAGCCGAAGGCTTCGGAATCGATCTGCAGCAGAACGCAGGCCGAGTCTTCATAGCCGATCAAATTGTCCGTGATCAGATCGTAGGAATACCAGAAAAGCTGGTTGATCGTGGTCGAGACCGCGCTTTCCTGGGTCAGCTTGGTAAGGCGAATATTCCAGGCCGTTACAGGACTTGTGCCGCCCGCGCCGGGCAGCGCGAAAACATAACTCTTCTGATAGGGGCTTGTGCATTTGCCGTTGATGACATCGGAAATGACCTGGCTGTAGGAACCGACATCAGTGCCGATGACTTCGGCGACCTCGATCATCAGGCTGACGGCAGATGGGTTGATATCGCCGTTTTGGGTGTTGGTGGCGTAGAGCGCGGGAAGTTCGACCGTGACCCTCGCCGATGTCGCGGTGGTGGACTGAAGCTGCTGAATCAGCGGGTTGCCATAGAAGCATTGCTGGTCGATCGCGACGTCTTCGGTCGCGGACGGAAACCCGGGAACCGCCTGCTGATCGGGCGTGCCAAACAGATAGGTGAAGGTGACGCCGCGGAAATTCCAGGATCCGTCGGCGTTGGCCAGAGGCGTGTTGTTGAAGAAGATACCCTGTGGACCGCCGACGAGCCCTGTGATCGGCCCTTCGGAAATCACATCGACGAGCGAGACGATCGCTTTGGATTCGAGCGTGTTGGGCGCTTCGATACCACCGCTGCCGCCTGCCTTGCCGCCGCCGCCCTTGCCGGACGCACCGGATGGAAGCGGATTCCCCGTGTCGAAGGCGTCGAGATAGCCCGAGAAGCCGCCGCTGGCGTTGACGTAGGAGCCGGCACCTTCGTAATCGGAGCTGCCGGTGGTATAGTCTTCAGCCGAATAGGCTGAGGCCACGACAATCGAGCCGACGCGCGAGACGCCATAGCAGAGCGGGACGGGAATTCCCTGTTGTGCCGTGTTGAGGTTGCCGTTGAGCAGGTAGGACGCGCCAAGGCCCGGCTGAGGCGAAATTAATCGTGAAATGCCCTGCAGGATTAGTGCGGCGCCAAAAAGGCCGATGGTGCCTGCCAGCTGAAAGGCTGTGCTGGAGGAGAGACCGAAAATGCCGGCTTCACCCGCCGCCGCGGCGCCCCCGGTAACCACGGCCGCGGCCACCAGCACAACGCCCAGAACGATTTTGAGAACGCCGCCGTGGTTGCCGCCAGCTCCGCGCGCATGCGGGAACAGGTGAATTTGCCGCGCCGGCCCCACCCGCATTTGAAGCTGGGTTTCGTCGAGATCGATGCCGCCATTGAGGTTGCCGCGGTGCACGCGGTACTCGCCGTGCTCCAGCGCCTGCACCATGCGCGGCTTTTTGAGCAACATGTTGCGCACCGCGACGGAGACGGTCGAGCCAGGCACGGTAATGGACTCGCCGAAATTCTCCCGCAGAAAGCCGTGCAAGTGGATCGTGCAAAGGGTCGTCGCCGACTCTGAAATAGGCGCGATGGCGTTCATTCAGGACGGCGGAGCCAGTGCGTCACCAGCTTGATCCACTGGCCGAGCGGCTTACGAATCGAGAGCGTGTCGCCGAGGTGATGCAGGATGAAGCCGTTGCCGACATACACGCCCCCGTGGTTCGGGACCGGCGAACGGACGCGCATCAGGCAGACGTCGCCGGGTTTCGGATCGCGAAGCCCTTCGTTGCGGCCGATATCGACGAACCCGGCCTGGCCGAACCCGGTCAGGTACAGGTTGTCTCCGCCGTTCGCGCCGGCCCACCAGGCGTCGTCGCGCGGAAATTCAGGCAGAACGATCTGGCGCTCCACGCGATACCAATCCCGGATCAGTGCGTAGCAGTCGCCTTTGCCGTCGGTGCCGGACGGCCCGTGGCGGAATTGCCGGCCTTCCAGTTTCGGAACGTCGAGGGAATCGCCCCAGAAAAACGGCCGCGAGACGCGAGGGCCATCCGTGACAACAAGCCCCCAGGGAATGTTCATCGCGATCTGCTGGCGCATGTCGTGCTTCGAAGGGCCCATCCGCCCGTTGGTATGGCTGTGGACCACGGCCAGGAGACGGCCTTCGGCGGAGAGGATGTTGCAGGCCCGCGAGCAATCGAAGGCCAGCACCGGATCGCCGGCCATGTTTTCGAGTGGCAGAAACCCTTCCGGGGTGATGGCGCCGCACGCCTCTCGGGGGAATTGCTCTTTGGCGTATTCCTGGATCTGCACCATCGCCTGCGGCGACACGTTGAGCGTCGCCATCAGCCCATCCCCGTCAGAGACGCGCCGGGAAATGCGTAGGTCGGCAGCGTGGCCATATTCCCGAACCGCATCAGGCATCCGGTCGCTAGTTTTTTCGAGCAGAAGTCGAGCGCGGGGTCGGCGACCGCATTGCCCGAGGTGTCGAAATAGGACGAGCCGCCGTATGGGCATGTGCCGTAGACAAACTCTTCGCCGTTCCAGTACCGATAAGTCCGCTGACAGGCATCTGCGATGATCTGCCGAGCCGGGAAGGTGCGGCCCTGGGCGTCGTATGAGACCGCCAGGGTGAACTCGGCGTAGGTTTTGTCCTGATGGCTCTTCTGGTCGATGTAGAAGATGTCCGGGCCGATGAAGGCCGACGGATCGGCGTTGACCTGGCCGTCGAGACAATCCTGAAAGGTGCGGATGCGCGTCACCTTCGCGCCGACAAGGTCGTTGAACGAGGAGATCAGCGAGCCGATCATGCCGCCGAGCGAGGAAATCCTGATGATCGGCGCTGGCGTGGTGCCGCCGCCGGTGGTTTTCATGTCGACGAACTCGATCGGCATCGGCGTGTAGGCGACGCCGCCGAAATAGGCCGGCGCATCGCCAAGTGTGCCAGGCATCCAGTTGTAGGTGGCGCCCGCGCCGGTGACGCCGTTCACTGCGGTCAGCGGGGTCGTGTCCAGCTCAAAAAGCTCGACAGCCGGCGCCGGATTTAGCGACTGGACGTCAGCCTGCAGGGTTAGGTTGTTGGATTCGCTCATGCTCGGTCCTTTGGACAGGACCGTGCAAAGCGCTGGTCGCCTGCGCTGGGGTTGAGCTTAGACGCACAAGGGAACGTGCTTGCGTCGAAATGGGTTTTGGGCAAATGTGCCGGAAAACGGGGGACCAGATGGCAGACGACTTTGACGAGGATGGGCGGCCGGTAAGCTCGCTTGGCGAACGCCTGGTGGCCGGGGTCAGGAACTTATGGGATCAGGTGAACGCGCTCGGAAAGATCCAGAATCACCAAGGACAAGAAATCGAGGCCTTGAGGGCAGAGATGAATAAGCTAAAATTCCAAGTCCACGGTCTGAAGGTTTCTCGCGGGATGGCGGTTGCAGCGAAAAGGAGGCTCGAAACAAAGTTGGACGACATCTCTGATATTTTACATTAACATGCGGCACGCGGTTGGCGCTTTTCTGTTGTGCGGCGTGCCGACCGCCTTTGCGCAGCAGGTCTTCCAAAAGGTTCTTGGGCGCTTGAAGATAATGGGCCGCCAAATACGATATGGGGCGATTATCCGACATCCGTTCAAAGGACTGCCGCTCTACAGAGCGCAAGTTGTGTGCGGCAATGAAAGAGAAAGTCTATAGAATGAAGAACAATATTCTCCTGGCATCTGCGTTGTGTTTATTGTCTTCTTGTGTCCAGCCGTCAGCCTCACCTGCGAACGCATCGTTCGCATGCGACAGTTCGAAAGACTGCGATCAGGAATGGTCAAAGGCCATCGAATGGATCGTTCAGAACTCAGCTTATAGAATTCAGATTCAGACAGACAATATCATCCAAACCTACGGACCTGATCAGTACGTTTTACTTTCTGGATTTTTGATAAATCGCGTGAATAACGCCGATGGCTCTGGGACTATAACATTCAATGCTCGGTGCGGGAATCAATTTAGATGCTCGCCCGCGCCAGACGATCTGGGGGCCGATTTCGGCAACTTTATTACCCAAAAATAATCCAGTCGCGGATTTCAGTTCGACCCGAGCGCGACATTCTCCCTCAGCATGATCTCATACTGCCAGGTTGTCGCCATCTGCCGGCGCGTGCGCCCCACCACAGTCCAAAGCCGCGGCACCGACTCATCTGGCAGGAGATAATAAATCGGCGCTGTCAGATTTGCCGCGATGAATGCATCGATCGAGTTGAAATCAGCCTGGCTCAGCGCGATAAATTTCAGCGTGGTTTGCTTCAGCACCGCGTTGACGCCGTCGGGCCGGTATTGCGGGTCTCCCAGGCCGAACTGGGGTGAGATAATGCGTGGCTTGTTGTCGATGTCCAGCGGAAATTGCGGGTTGCGCGGCGGCGTGAACAGATTACCGAAAAAGGTCGAGCCTGACACGACCAAAATCGGGGGTAGCGTGATGTAGCTGGCGATGGTGCCGTCAAATCCGAGGTAGCAAGACGCTTTCAGTTTCTTGATCTTGATCGCGGCTGAAAGGTTGAGAACGTTCTGGGCGGCCGCGATTGCGTCCAGCGCGAAACTGGCGCCACCCGACAGATTGTTGACGTTCTCAAGCTGGCCCGATGCTGCCAGGCCAAAATTCAGGCCGATCGTCGCGAAAACGCCCTCAAAGACAATCGAGTACCCTGTAATGGGTGGCATCTGCGCGGTGCCGGTTGCCTGCAGCGTCACAGCAACCGAGGACACGACGGTTAGCGGCGGTGTGACAATCGCGGCTGAGAGCGCCGATCCTGCGTAGATCAGCGCCGCCGGCCTTAGCGCGAAGGTGACAGTGGCCGAGGCAGAGTTTTGCGACGAGATTGACGCGCTGGCGACAGGCGACGCAATCGTGAGTGCGCTGGCCGCAAAATTCGGTGCTAGTTTGCCGCCAATCGGCGCTCCGCCAATGGGATAGGCGCCGATTGGCATTGCTTACCTCACGCGGTCGGCCAGACGATCGCCTGGATGGCAGCGACCGTCGTGGCGGCCAGCACCTGGGCTTTCAGTGTCTGGAGCTGCTGAAAAGCGGCATTCCCTTGGGTTCCAAGCGCAGCCGCGAGACCCTGCAGGTCAGCATAAGTAAATGGCACCTGCGTATTGGCGCCGCACACCCAGTAGAAGCCGCTCGGCACTGTCTGCGTGCGGCTGAAAGCGAGAAGCATTTGCGTCAGGTTGGCGACGGAATTGAGATCGGCCTGATAGGAAGCCGTCACGCCGCCGACTGACGTGTACGAGACTGGTTGCACGATGGCCGCTTGATAGGCCGCGGTAAGGAGTGCGATCTGCGCAGCCTGCGCCGCAGGAATGCTCTCGACCAGTTCGCCGGCGACAAAGCTCCAGGCGGACGGATTGGCGGCTTGCGCGGCCGTGCAGGCGACCTCGTTCGAGGGATAGGTCGAAGGCTGCTCGACGTAGGCGTGGGGGCCTAGCACATTGCCGTCGCTGTCCAGGATCAAAGCATAAAACATACCATCACCCGAGCGGAAGGAAAAATGCGACGACAGTCACGTTGCAGACCGAATTGCCCGAAAGCGATACCGACCCCGTGAAGGTTGTTGATTGGCCCGCGGTCATGGGCAGATAGCCAAAGACAGGCCAGAGATAGGCCGAATGATTTTTGCTGATCGGCGACAATGTCTGAAGTCCGCTGAGCGACGCGCTCAATCCGGTGCCCGAAAGGCTTAGTGACTCGTTGGAGAAACCAAACAACATGACCGCGAACGCTATACCGTTCGAAGGCGCAGTAAGCGTTCCAGTTGTAGCGGACATCGACGAGGCGCTGAGCGAGTCCGACGAGGCGCTGACGGGCGCGCAGTTTTGCACCTGGCCGAGCTGCACCGCCTGGTTGGCGTTCGTGGCCGGTGCGACGACAGGCTGCGCCACCGTGAAAATTCGCCAATTCGACCCATCGGCGACAATTTGGATGAATTCGCCCACATCCGAGAACACGGTGTATGGGCTGGCGATCGTTGCCCCGTCGGGGCCGATGAAATGGCCGCCGCTGGCCGCAGCAATCGAGATCGTGCCCGTGCTGCTGTTTTGGAAGAATGAATATTCAAGCCCCAACGTGGCGCCTGGGAGCGTGACAGTGTAATTGGCTGTGCCGGCCAAAAGAAACGTGAGACCGGACTGAGACGCTGTCAGCGTCGTGGCCGCGGTCAGCGTGACAACGTTTGAGCCGTCGGCACCATTCTTTTTGACCTGCGTCAGCGCGGTGTTGTCGATCAGGCCGCTGGCGTTGAGCGCCAGGAGCTTACCCGCCGAGCCACTTCCGGCACTCGCGAGGATCGGTGGGGGAATTTCGCAGGTGACGTTACACGTGTTGCCGGCAAAGCTGACCAGAGCATTGCTGTTCGAGCTGGCGATGACCGTCGAGCGCGTCAGCGTGCCGGCGGGCGACGTGCCGACAGTCCAGGTGCCGATGCCCATTTCCCAGGCGCCAGCTGTCTGATCTTCAATGCCGTAGAAGGTCTGATTGCCGCTTGTAAGGCCCGACGCGAAATTCTGGTAGATCGGCGCCGGCGTGGCGCCGGTGAGACTCACATTACCCGTACCTGTGACGGTCGCCCGCTCCCAGATCTTGGCGGCATATTGAATGGCCATCGCGTGCCGCTCTCAGGCCCGCTTAGACAGCGGCCTGGGCGAAGGTCAGGCTGAGGATGTTGACGTTCGTGCCGGTAACGATCGAGGTCGAGCCGACGACGACGTCGGTGCTGCCGGTGCCAACGGTCAGATCCATGACGACCGTCGTGCCGTCGCTTTTCAGGATGCGCGCGAAAGTCGCGGTCCCGGTCGCCAAGGGTGCCACGTTGCTGGACACGAATGACGCGCCGACCGACTCATTGCCGCTGGCGTACGAGGCAGAGCCGAAGGCCGGGGAGCTGAAGGTGAACCGTACCAGGGCTGTGTTGCCCGAGAGCGCCGTTTCCGGCGATGCCGGCATCGTGCCGCTGTAGATCGTGAGCGTGCCACCGTTGCACAGCGCAGCGACGGCAGCGAGCATGGCGGCGGCGGAGGCTTGGGCAAGATTCATGGTAAGCTCCTGATTGCATCAGGGGCTCTGCCGTCTTGGTCGCCGCCTCAATCGCCGGGCGGGAAGACCTGGACGATGTTGATTTGCAGCGAATAATACGTGGCCTGGCGCGTCGGCGTCCAAGACTGCGGCCACCAATATTTCGTCACGCCGTCAATCGGGAGCGCATAGGAAAATGGATTTCCCGACGCCACGCAGCCGGCGAGGAAGCTGTCGATCGCCTGGTATTGCGCATAAGTCAGCGGCTCAAAGGTGAGCTGAATGTTGCTCGCCTCGGCATTAAGGCCATCGAGCGCCGACTGGATGTAATTGTCGCCGAACTGAGCATCGATGCGCCGCGCCTGCAGCGAATCCTCCAGTGGCTCCATCGGGTTGAAGGGTGGAACGAAGGCCGAATAGCTCATCGATCAAGCCTGGGGTTGGACCATGCCGCCAGGGCGCGTCTGATTGGCGATTTCGGTTTGCACCGAGCGCCGGACCGCCGTGCCGAGTTGGCGCTGCAGGTCGACGATCTGTTTCTGGGACATTTGGCCGTTATTCTGCAGGGCGTTCTGGCCGACGCTGATCGGCGCGTTAACGACGATTTGTGGACCGCCATTGCCGCCTCCCGAGGTCGCAATGCCGAGACGGCCGTCAGCGCCGCGCCGCAGCGGCATCACCGCTTCCGGTCCAGCCTCGCCGATTGTGGCCATGGGCATCGTCGTGGGGTCGGTGAAAACGTCGCCGGACGCGAAGCCCCAGCGCGGGCCGGCGCCGAAAACGCCGCCTGTAGCGAAGGGATAGCGCTGGCCGCGGTCAATGAGGGCGCCGGTGGCAAACAGGCTTCCAATGCCGCTGAAAAAGCTGCCGATGCCACTGCCGAGCGAACTGAACAAGCCAGGATTGGTGGTCGCGCCCAATTCGTCGGCGATTGCGCCAGGTGCAGACGTAAAGGCCGACGCGGCAGAACCGGCGCCTCCAATGCCGAGCAGGCTACCAATTCCCTTGAACGCACTCGACAGCAACTGGTTGCCGCCGACGTTCTGGAGAATGCCGCCCAGACCGCCAAGGGTCTGCGAAGCCGCCGTACCCGTTCCGTTGCCGCCGCTGTTGCTGCCGGAACCGTTCGCGCTGCCGGGCGTAATGCCGAGGATCGTATCCACCAAGCCAGAGAGATTGCCCGACACGAAATTCGAAATCGGATCTCCGACGACTGTATTGAACAAAGAGCGCGACGCGGTGTTGAACAATCCGCTGAGCTGCTGACGATCGTAGACGCCGGCGCCTGGTCCGTGCTGATAGGAGAAGGCGACATTTTGCAAGGTGCTGCCGACGGCGTCGCCGATCTGGCCCATTCCTTGTGCGACGACCTGCTGTTTCTGTACGATGACGTCAAGAGCGGCCGATTGCTGCGAAAGCGCGTCATTCTGCGCGATCTGCTGCGGAGAGACGCCATTTGCGGTGTCGATCTTGTCTTGCTGCGCCTGCTGTGCCGCCGCATCATTGAGCGTGCGCTGATAAGGGCCTGCGAACAGGTTCATCCCGTTTTCGGTCTGCTGCAGGCTGAGTTGCTGCGCCCGTTGGTAGTATTGCGCCGCGGCCGCTTTGCCGAATTCTGCGGCGCTGACGTTCATGTTCTCGTTGGTCTCATTCTGCAGATAAGCTGGGTTATCCTGCTGGCCGAACTGCAGCGCGCTGCCGTAGGCTGAAATTTGCGCGTTGGCGAGGCGCACCGCGCCAGGACCCTGCAAATTGGCCCTGGTAAGCGTGGCGTCATTCAGGATCTGACGATTGTTTTCCGCTTCCAAGGCGGCCGCGCCTCTCGCAAGGCTGTCAGACGCTTGGGCAAGCTGTGCAGACTGAGTCTCGGGTTTTTCGAGGTCCGGGACGAGCGGATTGACCACGCGCGCGGCTGCGAGCGAGGCGCTGCCGGTCGCGCCATTGCGCAGATATGGTAATTGAGCCGCCAGTGTGGCGCTAGCTGTTTGGGTACCAAGACCGATATTCCGCGCCTGCAGCAACTGATTTTCGTTGACGTTGTAGATAGCCCCGCTGGCCGCCAAGTCACCGGTTCCCAAACCATCCGTTGTCATGCCCTGTGGGATTGTTCCGTAAGAGCCAGCGGCAGCAAGGATCGTGTTCGGGTCATTCCAGTTGCCGCCATGCCGCTGCACAAGCTGGCCCCAATATTTCACCATCGCCGCAATCGACCTCTGAGGATTGGTGCGATTGTCGAAGCCATTTCCCGCGAGCCCGAACGAACGAGCGGTCTGCAAATCGAACTGGCCGAGACCGACTGCTTTGCCGTCAGCGCTATAGGGATCAGCGCCAACTATTCCAGGAATCCCGCTGCTCTCATAACCCATATCGGCGCCGATGATGGATGTCGCTTGTGGAGGCAACCCATTTGCAGAAACCGCCGCCTGAATTTGTGGCAGCCAAGGGCTCAGCGCCGCCCGCGCCGCCGGCGAAAGCATTGACAGGGGGTCGTTCGAACCGAGGACAGCGGCTTTCGCCGTGAATCCTGCCTGTACTGCGGCCTGTTGCCCGGGCGGTGCTGCAAGCGCCGCTGCGGCGCCGCTCCCCTGTGTGTATCCTGAAATTGCGCCTTGCAGATCGCTCAGCCTTTGGTTGAGGCCGTCCAGATTGTCCTTCGCGGAAACGATGCTGTCGATCATCTGATCGAGTGCCGTTTTCGTATCGCCTGTCGCGCTCTGAAGTTGCGAGGCGAATTCAAGCTCGGTCTGCGCCCGATTGCGGGCGTCGCTGTTTCCAAAGCCGCTGAGCGTGGCGCTTTGAGCAAACGCCTGATTTTGAAGGCCGGAGAGCGTGTCCTGCGCGCCGCCGATGATGCCGTTCTGCTGCTGCCTGCGAATCTGCGCTTCATAGGAAGCCAGTCCTGCTGTTCCGTTTGCAGTCTTGTATGCCTGTAGTTGCGCCTGGATATCATTTTCCGCGGACGCCGCGCCATACGCTCCAGGCTGCCCGGTGCCTAGCGCCAAGCCCAGCCGCTGGATGGCCTTGTCCTGCACATCGTTGAGGTTGCGCAGCGTGGTCGTTGCCTCGGCGCCGGCGATCGCCTGCTGCTTGAAAGCCAGCGTCACAGCGTCCTGAAACGCCTTCAGATTTTGCAGGCTGTCGTTTGTTTTTTTGACAGACTCGTCATAGGCTTCCAGGCCAGCAACATTCGCTTGGTAATCGCCGCCGCTCAAGCTCCCCGCCAGCCCAAGCTGCGTGGTCGCCGCGGCATTCGCCGGCCCGAACTGGGCTTGCTGCGAAGTCAGTCCATTATTGTTGAGTTGTCCGATGATTTGCTGGAAAGCCTGGACTTGGCCGGGCGTGAGCGCCGCGCCGGCCGCGCCTTGGCCACCCATGATCTGATCCAAAGACAGTCCGCTACCGAGCCAGCGCCCCGTCTGCACGCCCTGCCCTTGTGCAAAACTGACGAGCGCGCTGGCGATGTCCTGGCCGCCCATTTGCCGCCCAAGGAACCCTGCCGTGTTGAGCTGCTGGAGCTGATCGAAGCCGGGCCGCGCGGCATTTGCAGCCGTATAAGATGCGGCGCCGATCTGCTGTCCGATAATGGCGCTGCCTTCGGGATTTCCAAACAACTGTTGAAGGCGCGAAAGGTCGCTTCCTGGACCTGTCGATTGAAGCTGTGCCAGCGCGTCGATCGCGCCAGCGACATCGTTGAAGCCGCCATAACCGAACTGCGCGGCGGTGTTCGCGTCTTGCCGATAAAGTGCTGCGTTTTCCACGGCGCCGATTGGCTTCGGCCCAGCGCCGCCCGGCAGACCAGGGGCTCCGAAAAGCCTGCTGAAAAAGCCCGCGCTCTGCGTGCCTGAGCCGCTTGGACCGGTATAAAGACCGAGACGATTGGCAATCGAGGCTGTGGTCTCATCGGTGTTAAGCGCAGTGTCACGCAAAAAGCCGGGAATTCCGAGAAAGCCGGGCCCGACGTTCGCGCGCGCATCATCGTAGGCGGCGCCGATATAATTGCGGTTGTTCGCCTGATAAGAACTGTCCGTGAAACGGTCATACCAGCTCGGTTGGCCACTCAAAGGATTGCTGAGCAGCTCTCTACGGCCGTACGATGTCAAAGCAGAGCGCGCGAGCGGATTGTTCGGATTCATGATCGCGAACTGGCTCTCGGCGGAGATCGCGTTCTGCGATCCGGCCTGCGCCGCCTGCAGTGTCGCCAGCATCTGCTGTTCCTGCGAGACGTTGCCGGGGTTGCTTTTTTGATCCGCGGCGATTTGCCTTGTGATCGCTTGGATAAAGGCGTTACGGCCCGACCCATCGAGATCGGTCTGGGCGCGATAGCTCAGATATTGGCTGCCGTCGTTGTAGGCGTCGCGGTTGTAACGATTGCGGTACTCGATGTCGGAGGCAACCTGCCCCGTCTGCGCGCCCTGCTGATCGAGCGTCTGCGCGATGAATTCCTGCCGGCGCGATGCGATCGTCCGATAGCCCTGATAACGTAGAGCCGTTGCTGTCGCCGGATCCTGCGGGCCCAGCAAAAGTTGCAGCGTATCGTAGGCCTGCTGCGATTGCGCGTGGCCCGCATAATAGGACTGGGCTTGCTGAATGATCTGCGAGGCGTCCTGATTGGTGCTGATGCCTTCCTGATTCAGCGCCTGGCGAATGGCGGCGCCCGCCGGCGTCATGTTTTGCTGCGCCTGAGTGATGCGCTGCAACGCCGCCGTCACCTGGTAGCTGTTCATTCCCAGGTATTCGGCCTGTTTGTTGAAGGCTTCGAGCTGGGCAGCACTCGTCCCGAACAGCGTCGCCATCGTCGCGAATTGCTGCTGGAATGTCGTCAGCGCCGCCGACATGTTGCTGCCGCCCAAGGTTCCGATCGTATCCGCCGCCGCCTGCCGCATGGCGCCCAAGCGCGCGGTTATGCCGTCCAGATCCTGCGAGATCGCGACGAAGGATGCCAAACTCGCCCGCCCGCTGGTGGCGAGCTGCTGCAGCGCGTCGTTGGTGTTGGAGAAATCCGAGACCAGGAACCTTGTGCTGGCCCGAACCTTCTCCGCAGAATCCGAAAGCCGGTCGAGATCGTTCGTCGCCGGCGGGACGTTCGAGGTGTCGATGTTGAATGAAAGCGACGCAATGTCCGTCACAGCGCTACTCCTGCGTCATTGTTTTAAGGAAAAGAGCATCGAGCTGGCGGATCGCGCCCAATTCCCAAGGGTCCAGCTTGATTTCGTTGATCTGCTCCCAGGCGTAAATCTCGGTGGCTGGAAGCGGACGGAAGCCGCCCTGCCACACAGGACGGCCGGCATTGAGGTCCCAAAAATACACCCAAATGTGCCGGAGGCAGTCCGGCAACGGGCAGTCCGAGACGTTGTCCGGATGCCGTTTTCCGGTCATACGCTCGAATGCGAGAAGGTGATCGCGCAGCGTCCCGCCGCCCTTCTGCTGTTTGCCAAGACGAAATTCGTTCTCGGCAAACCACAGAAGCCGCGCGATCAGATCGCCAAAAAATTGCCGTCATTCGCGGCAAAGCGCGTGGCCTGCTCAAACACCCAGGCGAAGCGCTCATCCGACCAAAGCACGCGGGCATTCTCGGGCGTGAAGGGAAACGGCACGCCGCCGAGCTGATCGAAGGTCCAGCCGACCGTGACAGCCGTGAGAATGTCGACTTCCTCGCGCTTGTTTTCTTCCGGGGTGATTTGCACGCCGCGGGCGGCGCGGTCCCGGGCGCGGTCGCTGACGACGCGCATCGCGGCCTTGTATTCGTCGGAATATTTGCCCTTGAGCGTGATCGTGACTTCCTGGCCGGCGTCATCGACGATGGGCTGGGCCGAGCGCGGATGAAAAATCTTCATCGGTTTGCCGGTCATCGAAAGGGTTTTGGCGTCGAGCTTGATGAGGTCAAAAGACATGGTGCGGTCCTTCAGGAGATGGGGCCCTAGAAGCCGACGGCGTGGTCGCCCGGTCGACACGCGAAGACGCCGCCGGGGACCGGCCGGCGGCGCCATACCCGGGAAGTAGAACCGGGCTTCGCTCAAACCGGCGGCATTGCGGGCGCCGGCGAGGACATTCAGGATTAGACCGCGAGGCTGTCCTGGATCGTGATCGTGGTGTCGTCGTATGCCAGGCCAGTGCCGCCCAGAATGCTTTGCTCCAGCGCCCGGAAATTCACCGAACGGGTGATTTCCTTGTCGGAGTCGTTCTTGTTGTCCGAGAAGATTTTCACGCGCGGCAGGAAGATGTTGATGAAGTTCGGGCTGCCGGAGGCGGGATTGTCGGTCAGATAGACCTGCATCTGGAACTCGGTTTCGTTGTTGAAGTCCGCCGAGGTCACGTCTGCCGCGAACAGCATCGTGAAGCTGCCGTTGACCGTCAGATTACCCATGAAGATGTTCGGCGTGTAGGGCGACCCGACGACCGGCGGCGCGTCGGCCGAGGCCGACATCTGGATGTTCATCTGCGTCAGGTAGGCGACCGGCGCGCCGTAAAGCAGCAGCGTGCCGCCGGTCGCCGTCAGCGGCGTGGTGGTCGTGGGGTTGTTCGGGCTGGTAAATTGCTGGGTCGAGTTATAGACGAGCTGGCGCCCGGTGAACCCGGCATTCATCGTAACCATTCCGGACGGTGGGACCGACAGGCCGATCGATGTCATGCGGCAGCCCAACGCCAGTTCGGACTGCGCGATGTCAGCGTACCAGTGCTCGAATGCGAGCGAACCAGACGCCATACCGGCGATCGTGTTCGGGATGATCAGCTTCTTGCCGACCACGGCGATGCCCAGCGCGGACTGGCCGGTGGTGTAGCCGGTAATCGTCGCATTGTTCACGGGCAGATTGCAGGTCATAACAGTCGCGGTGAGCGCGGTGATCTGCAGGTAGACACCGTTGTCGGCGGCCACCGGCGCGATCAGACCCGAGAGCGTGACCACGTCGCCGATCTTGAAGCCGGAGGTGAGGAAATTGGCCGAGGACGCGGTGATGACGACGACCTGGCCGGTCACGACGATTGTGCTCGACGCAAGACCGGTGACTGAGACGCCGGCGTTAAAAGTGTTGCGCAGGAGATTGGCGAAAAGGCCTTCGTAGGTCAGGCAGGAAAGCTGTGCCATGAGCTGGCCACTGACGGTCCGCGAACCCTGGCGCGCGTCGCGCATCTGCTGGCTGGGCAGGATTTCCTGCGAGTCGATTTCCTGGACCTGCATATTAACCATCGACTGGTTGCGGCGCAGAATCTGCGCGGTGCCGGTCGGCTGCACGCCAAAGGAGGTTTCCGCGAGGAAGGCGAGGGTTTTTTCTACGCCACGCGCGATAGTGGGAATGGTGGTCATCGAGGGTTCAACCTTTTGCTCGCGTTAAAAACGTGGCAGAGGGTTCGCAGCACTTGGTCGCCGCTGCTTAAGGTCCGAACTCCGAGGTCGACCAGTAAATGTTGACTGGCACGCGCAGCCAGCTACCATCGCTGATCGCCGGTGAAACAACACTGCTTTGATCGATGATCAGCGGCGCTTGGCCGGCGAGCGCAATCGTCAACCCGCGCGGGAACAGCGCGTGGATTTTATCGGCTTCGCCCAACGCAGCCGCTTTTCCAGCGCCGGCGGGCCAGACGACCGTGATCGTGTGCGATCCGCGCTCGACAAAAACCGTTTGGGGACCTGGTCCGGTATTGGTCCGCGTGTAGCCCGAAAGCTGCATGTCGAGATAGGGCTGGCCGGTCTGCGGATCAAACGCGACGTCTTCCCATGCAACCTGCATCGTATTGCCGGTCAGCGCGTTTTGGATGAACGTGTCCATCGCATCGGAAATGACCGAGAGCATCAGACGTCTCCCACCAGCGTCATTGGATTTCCGCCGCCGAGAACGAATTTCACGGCCTGCTCTGCAAGCTGCGGCATTTCCGCCAGGGTCTGCTCGACCATGTGGCGGCCCTTCTGGTTGTAGTGCCGGCCACGGCTATCCTCGCCCACGAACCCGAAATTGATACGCATCGCGTAGGGCGCGGGATTCACCAGCGCGATCGTATCGCCTGCCTTGAGATTGGCGATGACACCGAGCGCGCCGGCCTCGCCGCCCGTCGCACTTCCACTATCGCCCGAAACAACCGTCCAAGACGCCCGAAGAAACCCGGTTTTGACCGGCGTAAGTTGCTTGACGCGGGCGAGGGCCAGCATGGCGGTCGCCTGGTAGGCTTCATCGACGTTGCCTTTGGCCTTCTCGACCCAGGCGCGCACGTCGGCCACGAACTGATCGGGATCGCCGGTCTGGGCCATTATGCCCTGGCCTGAATGGCGTATTTGACAACGGTGCCGAGCGCATAGACGGGATTGGTCGAGACGATGCCGAACTGCGTGCCGGCGAAAATGATCTGATCGGATTGGTTTGGCGCCGAGAGGGGCGCGCCGGCCACCAGATCCCATGCAGCGAGCGTGAACATCAGATCCGAGGATTGGATCAGCGTGCCATCAATCAGCTCCTGGGCATAGCTATTCACGGTTGCGTAGATCGTCTGGTCAAGCGAAAAATCGAACGCGATCGGGGTGCCGGCAGCGATCGCAGACGCAACGGCGGGCGTGACCGGCACCCCGACGAAGCCGGGCGACGCGGCGCTTGCGCCGGTGGAAAGAACTTCGGCGCCGACTGTGTATGTCACGCCGTTAATGATCATTTCGTCGCCCTGTACCAGCGCGCCGTTCGCCGCGGCGGCCGAGATCGAAATCGATGTCGCGCCAACAGGCGTCAGGGATGCCACCACAGGGTTTTCGCAGACCGGAGGCATCGGGAGGGGGTTCGGACCGCCCGTGCTATTGGCGCGGCGCAGCGTCATCGTCGTGCCGCGCATCTTCACGGCCTGCGCGACCTGCGTCAGCATTCCGTTCATGGTCCCGCTCATCCGGGTGATACCCACTTGATCTGATAGCGATTCAGCAACTGCTGAGCTGCCATCGGCAGCGCGCCGGGCCCATTCGGCCCGAAGCCTTGGCTGAGCACGCCGGAATAGCTTTCCGACGTGGCATTCAACTCCTTGCCCATTGCAGTGAAGAACGCCTTCGTGGTGTAGAGCACCGCCTGGACGATTGAATTGGGCAGCGTCTGTAGGCCAGCGGTCGTCGTGAGTGCATAGCCCGACGTGTAGACGAGCGTGATGTTCTTGTTGCCGCGCGGAAATTTTTGACCATTGGCCAGGAAAATCTCGCCGTCGGTGAACTGCACATAGGCGACGTTGATGATCGTCGGCGTGGGCGGCGCGATGCCGAGTCCCCAATACTGGTTGCCAGGCGCGCTCAGTGCCGGATTGACTGTGATGCTGGTCACGCCGCTGATCGGCGATGCAAGGCCGCTCGCGTGAGGCATCAGCATATTCGTGTTCGCGCCCGACATGGTCACGGTGCGGGTCTGAGTGGTGGGATCGCAGCCGATGAAATCCATTACCGCCTGGCTGGCCGCATCGAGACACGCCTGTACCCATGGCTGGCTTGCGCTGGTCGAGTCCTGCACGAAGGCCTGGGCTTGCGCCAATGTGACGAGGTCGGTCACGTCACGTCTCCCACCAGAATTTGAAAGTCAGCCGCTTCGGATATTCGATGAACGGTGGCGTATGAATAGAAACGGGGGCGGCGATCTTAAGGACCGGGCGCACCCCGCAAAGTCGAAGGCAGGCAAACCAGACGCGCATTACGCCTCCGGTTCGTCGTCCTCTTTGGCTTCCGGCTGCTCGTCAGCCTCGTCGTTTTTGGCTTCCGGCGGTTCGGCGCCCGGTTTGATCGCGCCCGATTCGACAGCCTCGCTGTAGCGCTCACGCACCCAGGCGAGATTCTTGCGGCCGTCGACGTGAATGCCCCAGGCTTTCATTTCGGCGATCAGATCCTTGCGCTCGTCGGTCGAGCGCTTGGTCGCATCGTCGATTTCGAGGCTGGCAATCGTGGTATCGACTTCGGCGTCGGTCGCCAGCGTGAAGCCCATGTGCTTCGTCAGGGTCGTTTCGATCTCGGGCGTGATATCCGCGTCGTCGATCTCGACGAAGCCGTTGACGACATCGAATTCCTTGCCGTGAAGGGCAACGGAACTCACGTCCGGCAAATTCGATTTGTAGAAAGGCATAGCAACCTCCTGGTTGGGATTGAAAAGGGGCGCTCCCGAAGAAGCGCCCCGCTTCAGCTATTAGGCGGCCGAGAGGTTGGTGATGATGCCCATCGACTGGATGAAGTAGTGCTGCAGCACCTGGGACGAATACACGCCATACTGGTACTGACGATTCAGCCGCGGCCATTCGATTTGGTAGTTATCGCGCCGGCAGCGGACGTTTATCAGATTGGCGATGTTCGCCAGCGGGTATGGCAGCTTGTGCGTCACGAACAGCACGGTGCCCGGGGGCATGTTCGGGTGCAGCGTCAGATTGATTTCCGGCGACATGCCGTTCATCACGTACGGGTTGAGGTAGCCGCGGGCGCGGCCGCCACCGACGATCTGACCGGGCTGCACGTCGAAGACGAAGCGGGTGCTGTTGGCCGAGGTCTGGCCCGCAAGGATCTTCTTGCGGATATAGGTCAGTTCCTGGCTGTTCAGGTAGACTTCGTCGGGCGAGAGGCGCAGCACGTCCCAGAAATATTTCAGGGCGTTGTCGAACTCCACGATGCCGCCGGTGCCGTCGCCGGTCAGACCGGAGCCGTTGGCGGCCGCATAGTAGTAGGCGCTGTTGCCGGGATTGCCGCACATGCCGAGCAGGCCGTCATGCACCAGGGCGTTCTGCGAGTAGTCGGAGCTGAACGAGGTGCCCATCGCCTGACCGCTGGTGGGAATCGCGGTGATCGTGATCGTCGCGACCGTGGTCACGCCGGCCAGATACATCGCAGCGGCCGAGCCGGAGGCGCCGACGAACCAGCCGTAGGCGTAGGCGCCCTGCTTCGGCACGACCGACGCCGTGACGGAGTTGGTCGCCGTGCCGCCGCCGGTGGACAGGTTGACCGTCGCCGAGGCGGCGGCGGAGCCGGCGTTGTACTGCGTGGTCGTCCCGTCGGCGTTGGTCTGGGTGACCTGGCCGGGCACGGTGCCAGCGTTGTTGCCGCCGACGAAGGCCATATAGGCATCGAAGGTCAGCGCCACGCAGGCGACGTAGACAGCGGTGGAAGCGGCGATCGTGCCGCCGGTGGTAATGGCCGCCAGGGTCGGCGTCGGCGACGTGCCGAGCGCGTAGCTGGTATTGGAACCGAGCAGAACGGCTTCTTCACCCAGCATCTTCGATTGCAGAAGCACGTGCACCGCACGCGCCTTCAGGTCGTCGAAGCCTTCGGCGGCTTCCTCGGCTTCGAACGTCAGGCTGGATTCCTTGCCGAGCGTGCGATACGCGGCAAAGTAATCGCCGGTCGAAACCTGGGTCAGCGCGCCACGCATACCTTCGCCGACGCCCAGGTTGTTCCCGACGCCGGAGATGGATTTGATGGTCTTCCAGTTGGCCTGAATGCCGCCATGGCCGGAGACGCGCGGAACGCGCTTCAGAAGCGGGGTCAGGACCGGATAGAGTTCTTTCGCGACCGGCTCGAGGTCGTATTCGGTAAGGCCCGTGGTGGCGGTCGTCGACTGAATGAAGGTCGCGGCCTTGTTCAGATCCTGGACAGAAGCGCCTTTCGCCAGGGCAGCGCAGAGCGCGGCAAGGGTGTCAGACATGATCACATTCCTGTGTGTTGAGCAGCCGCGCCCCAGCGGCTTAAACGGGGCATTCCTGCTGCTCAGACAGGGGTGACGAGCTTGCCCGCGAAGGGCTGACACGAAGACGGGGCAACCTCGTGGTCGCCCCGTCAAGAAATTTCACATCGAAATGTGCTGCGAGACCAAAAAATTTTCAGCCCTTGTAGGGTTTGCCCGCCGTCTGGTGCTGGCGTTTCATCAGCCGCATCGCGCGGTCTTGCGGCGAGAGTTTCGACAGATCCTCTTCCGGCTGCTGATTGATCTTGGCGAGATCGTTCTCTTCGCCCTTTTCGATGGCAGCGGTGATGAGCGGCGCCTTGGGCGCTTCGGGCTGGCTCAGCAGGGCCTTGGACAGCGCCTCGTATTCCGCGACCTGGCCGCGCAGCGCTGCATTCTCCTCGGCGACCTTCGTCAGCGCACCGACATCGATGCCGCGATCGGAGAGCAGCTTTTTCAGTGCTTCGTCGGTGATGTCGAGTTTGGCCAGGTCGGTTGCGCCCGGGGCGCTTTTACCGACGGGGTTGTCATCGTCGGGGTTCGGGCCGCCGGCTGCCGCGCCGGAGGTGGGCGGGTTGTCGTTGCCGGACGCTGCCGCCGTGGCCGCGGACGGATCGGCCGGCATCGTGCCGTTATCCTCGCCGCTCGGATCGGTCGGCTCGTTCGTGCCGTTCACCTGCTGGTTGATGTGATCGACCGTGATCAGGATCAGCGCGGCCAGGCGGGAGACCGTATCGAGCGGATTGCCGTCGTCCATGCCGATATCGGCGCCCGACCCGTCGTCCGGGGTTTCCTGCGACATGCCCATCATCCCGGCGTCCTTGCGCAGCTCGCCGCCTTCCAGCGCTTTGCTGAGCACTTCCGGATCGACGCCCGCCTGAGCCATGACGCCGAAGCCGACCTGGGCGAAGAGGTTGTCGATGTCGTTCGGATCGGCCGCGAACTTCGCCAGTTCCACCGGCAGATGGGTTTTGACCTGGACATCGGTGCCGTCGGCACATTTGACCATAACAACGTGCATGTCGTCATCGCCCTCGTCGCCGGGGACGCAATGCTCGTTCACCGCCATGTGCAGAATGCCTTGCGCGTGCATCAGAAGGCCGTCGAGCGCGTCGAGCATGTCTTCGGAGGCCGGGTCTTTCGAGCCATCGGATTTCCAGGATGGCCCGCCATTGGCGATGTCTTGGATCTTGTCGGCGATCATGGAGACCATGCTGGCGACCGCGCCGACGCAGCCATAGCCCTTGAACAGCAGATCCTCGGTCGCCGGAGCGCGCTTGGCGAGCTCACCGTCGACTTCGGCTTTCAGAACGGCCTGGAATTCGCCGAAGGATTTCGCCAGAAGCTCGTCATGCTGATCGGCCGGCGCTTTGGCGATGGACGCCACACTCTTCCGGAGCGTGTCGACCATCGCTTCGATGGTGTGGTGAGACATCGTCAGATTTCCTTTGTTCATAGAGCCGCGGGAGAGAAAGCGCTTGCGCCATGCGGCATGACGGTTGCGACGACGCCCAGGGGTGGGGGCCGGGTAGACTTCCTTCGGCACAGGCTCCAGGTCGTAAGGTTGGAGCCCGCTGGTCGGCGAAGAGGGTTGCGAGAACGTCGATTCACTCATGGGACCGAGGCGTTCTGTTGTTTCGGTCGCCCTGGCAAAGCAGATTTCACGTCGTTGACAACGCGAGTGCCGGCCGCACTGGCGATTCCGGCCGCGGAACCGATGGCGCCACCCAGCCCTTCGCCGGCAGCCCCGCCCAGCGCATTACCAATCACGCCGCCGCCGACTTCGCCCGCGGCCGCGCGCTGCTCCTGCATGGGCGACGGTGCGACTTTGGTGCCAAGCACGCGCTGTACGGCTTTGGGGTTGTACCCGGAGAAGTGCTGAATCGCGGCGTGCATCAGAAATTCGCCCAGCGCGCCGCCGATCGCGGCGCCGCCAATTTCGCCGGCAACAGTGCCGACCGGACCGAGAGCGGAGCCGAGCACCGCGCCGGCGGCTTCGCCGACGCCAGCGCCCGCTACGCGGCCCGCGATGGCTTTGCCGGCGATTTCACCGGCAAATGAACCGCCAAAATTGCCTCCGCCCATCGCGAGATTTTCGCCGGCGCTCGTATTGCGCCGATACGAACTGCCGCCGGTTGCCGCCTGGACGCCACTGTAAAGCGCAGCGCCCAAACCACCCGCCACCAGACCTTTCGCGCCGAGTATGCCGAGCGTCTTTGCGCCGGTTCCGACCGCTCTTATTGCGTTGCCAGCGCCGCCAGAGACCGCCCCTGTGACAGCGCCCGCTGCAGCTTTTGCGGACTGCACAGGATTCATCACGGCGTTGCGGACTTGCTTGAATCCGATGTCCGGCGTTTTCAGCGACGGATATTTCTGTGGAACGACGTGGTTGAGGACGTGGTTGGCTAAGCCAGCGCCAGCCAGGTCCGCTGCCGCCGCGACGGAGTCCTTGACCGGATGATAGGTCGGCGCCGCTTCGCCGCCGCCGCTCTGTGCCTGGTTGGCCGCACCGGAGAACGCCGCCGGCAGCCGTTTGGCCAGCCACTCGAAATCCTCCAGGTCTTCGCCATCCATGACGAAATCGGCCTTTTGCATCTGCTCGCCCTTCATTTGGCGGCGAACCGAGCGGTTGAGCGCCCGCATCAAATCCTGGTCATTGAACGTCGTGAGCGCGTGGCCGAAGGCGGCTTTGGTGTGGCGATCAGTGCCGGCCATATCGAGAACGGCGGTTTTGGCCATGGCCACCGCCTTGTCGTCCGAGACGTTGTGGCTTTCTTTGATGTTCTGCGCGCAAAGCGCGATGAAATCGCCGAGCGTGCTGATGTGGTTGTCGAGGCCAACCTGAGACGCGATGCTTTGCGCGGCACGGTCCGAGCCGCTGAAAATAGACTCGCTCGGGACGCCGGCGACGTCTTCCGGCATGTCCGGGATATCGACGGGCGCGGTGGCGTGCTTGACCGGGATTTCCGGTTGGCTGGCCGCGGGCGAGTGAACAGTCTCGCGCACCGCCGTCCCGCCGATCTTGTCGTAGATCGGCGTAAGTTTGTCGGGCGCGATGTCTTTCGCTTTGCCGATGATCGCCACGGCGCGGCGCAGCGCGTCCTTTTGGCCTTCGTCTCGCGGCGGCATATCGCGCAGCGCGCGCGTGATTTCGGCATCGAGTGCTGCCTGGGATTCCTGCGCACCGGCGCCGAAGCCAGCGTTGTCCTTCAGGATGCCGTCGCCTTTCTTCCCGTCGCCCGGCTTGTAGCCTGTCAGCGCCTGGAACATCTGGGTCGGTTTCAGGATATCGCTCTGCTTTGCGGTCAGCCCGTCGAGCGCGCTGTAGAACGCGCCGGCATTGCTGTGCGTGGTCGGACTGATGAATTTCTTGCGAAACTCGTTGATGTAGGCGCCGGCCGCGTTGTTACCGCCGGAATCCGCCTGGTCGCGCGCCGGAATGCTGACGCCGCCGCCGGTGATCGTGGTTTTGGCCATGCTGCCACGGGCGGCGTCCACATCCGTCTTGACCTTTTCGGGCAACCAATCGGCATCCTTGGCCGGCGCGTTGCCGCGCGAAGGTTGGTTGTTCGTGCGCGCCTGCTGTTTCTGCTCCTCGTGCACGCGCATCACGTCCGCAAGCCTGGCGCCGGGGTTGAGGTCGATCGGATCGGGGCGGCCGTCGACATACCGGTGGCCGAACAGGATAATGCGGTCGCCCTTTTTGTTCGGATCGGCGGCATGCACCGCGAAAAGCCCTTCATCCTTCGTAGGGTGGCGCTGCAATTCGACCTGCAGGTTGGTGGGCGCCTTGGCGTCCTTGTCGCCTGTCAGCAGGCCGTGCGCATAGGATACGGACTTGCCGCCGAACTCGTAGAGAGCAGCCGCCGGTGCCGCGACATATGCCAGTTTGATTGGGTCTGGCACCCAGACGCGCTTGCCGTTGATCGTGCGCTCGCGCCCGAACATTGCTTTGCCGCGGTCCATCGTGCCGCTGGCGATTGCATCGGCATGCGGCCCAACATAGCCCATGACCGCTTTCAGGTGCTTGGCGCTCGGCTCGATCGCATAGCGCGAGATCGGGTCATAGCCGTCCTTCGCCGCCTTGGTAATTCCGGCCATCAGCTCGGTCACAACCGCCGGCGGAATGAAACCTCGGTCCTTAGAAGAAGCTGCTTCTGCCTTGAATTTATTGTATTTTCCGATAAATACGCCCGCTTCCTTGTCGAAGGCTGACTTCATCGCCTCGGTTTTGGCCACCGCGGCGCCGTGCTCGGTGTCGGCCTTCTTCACCGCCGCTTTGCCGTCACGGATCTGCGCATCAAGGTCGGCGCGGATCGCCTTGTCTTCGGGCGTCCGCGCGCTGGGCAGTCCTTTGCGGCGGGATTCCAGGGTGGCGAGGCGCCCGGCGTGCTCGTTGAGCGCCTGGGCTTTCAGGTCCTCTTCGTGCTCGGCCTCGTTCAGATTGACATGCGCTTTAAACAACGGGTCGGCTTCTTTGCCGAGGATGTGGCGCAGGCCGGCGGATTTTTTGGCCAGACCCACCCATGTCGCGAGCTGACGCGCGTGGTCGTTTTTGAGCTGCGAGAAGTAGTGGGCTTTCGCGGCTGCGACCGCGCGCTCGACCTTCTGCTTGCCCTTTTTCGCTTTGGCTTCGTAGTCGGCAATGGCAAGTGGGCGCAGCTTCAGCTTAATTTTTTCAAGCGCGCCGGCCATGTCCAATTTGTTTGGAGCCGGGATTTCTTTGCCGTCTACTTCGACCTTCGGGGATGCCTCGATGAGACGCTTGTGCTTCGCAATCGCTGCCGCGACGGCTTTGCCCTTGTCTTTCATCTGGGCTTCGACGGCATCACGAGCCTTGACCGCCGCGTCGTGTTCCGGCGTGCCCTCTTTGTGAAGCTGGATCTCGGCGTCGGCATTGCGCAGCGGCGTGGCCAGCGCGTCCTGCGCTTCTTTTGCGGCTTCGGACTCGGCCTTGGCGTCATCGATCGCTTTGGTGCGCGCGGCTAGCGCCGTATCAACCTTGGCGTCGACGCCCTCGCGGGCCTCGAAATGGTGGAGAGCCGCTTCTTTTTCCTTCGGCAGCAGATTGGCGATGGACTTGCCGAACGCTTCGAGGTCCATACCCTCGATGGCGAGGCGCGCGTGGCGAACCGCATTGTCGCCCTTCAAGGTTTTGCGAAGATCTTTCATCGAGATCAGAGCCGCGTCCTTTTCCGGCGACGGGACCATGAAGTCATCGTTGTGGGCCAGCATCGTCGTCAGCTTGTCGTTGGCGATCCCCTTGGCCTGGTCTTTGTAGAACAGCGGGCTGTTGTTTTTGTACTTATCGAACTGCGCCTTCGCCGCCACCATGTCCGGATGGCCGTTGATGAAGTCGTCGAGGTGCTGTTGATAATTTGCGTACAGTCCGGCGGGCCCGTCGGGCGCGCGGTGCGTTGCCTCGTAAGCGCGGCGGATGGAATCGACGCTGCTATTCGCACCAGCGGCGTTTCCACGGCTGGTCTGTTCGGCGACATGCGCGTCCAGGTGATCCATCGCCAGCCTGAAGGCAGCGCGGTTCGCCTGACGGATCTGGAAATATTTCGCGCCGCCGGCTGCCAAGCCGCCGATGCCCGCACCGATCGCCGCGGCCTCAGCAATGCCGTTGCCAACCTCGGCGTCGCCCTTCGACGTGAAGCGGCCCTTGGAATCGTGGTAAGGGTTCCCTTCCGGCTTATTCAGGGCGTTGCCCACAGCCTGGACGGCCGCCCCGGTTCCGGCGCCGGCAAGAGACCCGGCAACGCTCGCGGCGGCGCTGGCGCCCACCGTGGCAATCTTGGACGTCAGCTTACCTGCCAGGTCGTCGGTGAAGTCCGCGAGCGGGGAGGCTTTCTCCAGCGGCTGGTTCTTGCGCAGATCCGCCACGATCGTCTTTGTCAGAGTTTCCAGCTCCGGCATCGCCAGCATTTTCTGCACAGTGCGATAGTGCGTCTCGTCATAGGCGCGGCCGAGATTTGCCGGGTCCAGAAAACTGCCGTGGATCAGCTTGTAGATCGGGTAAGCCGCCATCCCGGCGACGAACACCTTGCCAGCCGCGCGGCCGCCCGCGGCGCGACCGTTGATCCGGGCGATGTCCATGGCGACCTTTCCGACCTTGAAGGCGTTTTTTCTGTTGAGGCGCTCGCCAGGCTTCAGGACGCTCTCGATCGTCGGCGGCGTCTTGGGGCGGCCTTCCATAGTGCTGAGGAACGCCTGGGTCGGGACGCGCGCGAGATCGATCGCACGATTCGTTACCCAAGAGGCGGAACGGATCGTTGAGGCGGAGGCTTTGTCGGACGCACGGCCAGCGAAGTTTTTGATGCCCTTGGCGTTCATCTTCACGCCGAGCTTGTCCTCGACGAGCTTTGCCGCGGCTGCGGTCAGATGGAGCGGCACGCCGACTGCCAAGCGGGAGATGATCGCGGGTTTGATCGCGGTCGATTTGACCACAAAGCGCCGCGACCAGGATTCGGGGTTGTCGCTTGTCAGCGTGTGGCCGAGGATCGCGCCGTTCGCCCCGGCGATCGCGAGCGTGGCTGCATTCCCATAGAACTCGCCGCGTTGCTCGGGAATCACGTCGCTGGTGAGCGCGGCATAGCCTGCGCTTCCGGCCTGCGCCTGTTTGTGTTCCTTCTGGGAGGACGGCAGTGCGCCAACGGCTTCGGCCTTCCCGGCAAACTTGCCGTCGCCGGCGCGCGGGTGCTTCGACGGATCGAAGGCTTTGGCAAGACCATCCAGGTGATCGTCCACCTTCCGCAGCGCACGCTCGCCGGGTGCGTCGCCCTTATAGGCCCGCTCGTACAGCTTTTTGAGCTGGTTGAGCGTGACCTTGTCCTGGCAGGACTCGTTATGGGCGATCACGCGGTTTCGGAGATCCGCGATCAGGCTGGCGGAGAAAGTCGGGCGGGTCATTTTTGCTTGGGCAGCGCCTGGCCGCAGGTCGGGCACAGCCTCGCGGATGCGAACGGACTCTTGATCGCATTATAGACCGATGCCGGCATTTTGCTCGGCATCGCCGAATCTTTTGAGCGATTGCTCGGAAGCATAGAAGGCGGAATCATAAGAGGTGTAGCCTTAGTCAGCTCACCGAACGTCATCGGCCGCTTCGCCCAGGCATCTGCAAAGGTCGGAACGGTTTCGGGACGGCGCTTCCACAGCGCGCCAAAGCTTTCCGGCTCTTCCTCGCGGCCGCGCAGCTCGATCTGCTCCACCATACCGTCGGCCTTCAGGAGTTCGGCGAAGCGGGCGCCGGGCATGCATGGGCTGTCGACCAGGGATAGTTCGGCGACGCGGGGGGTGTAGCGGGTGAGATCGCCATCTTTCCACTTTTTGGCGTAGCCGCCGCCTACCGAGAATCCGGTGTAGACGCCGTCAAGGCATTTCCGCCATTCGTTGTCGTCGACGACCTTGGCGCAGACCTCAATCTGCTTGGCCTCATCGTTGAAGGCGATCTGGTCGAGACGGCCGACCGCCGTCTTCTGGTGCATGACGCGCAGATTGCCTTTCGACAGGCCGCCGGTCGCGGTCTCAAAAGATTTCGACCACGTCTCGAACGCCGGCTTGGCGGTAGCATAGTCCATGATCTCTTTGGTCAGGTCGGGCTGCTCGATCGCGGCCACGCCGATCACCATACGGCGCTCGACGTCGATTTTCGTCAGCGGGATGATGATCTGTTCGGAAACGGAGGTGCTTGGGAACAAGGACATGATTATGCTCCCACGGAAGGGGCAGCAATCGCGGCCTTAAGCTGCTTGGCTTTTGCGGCCGCCATCGCACGCTTTTTGCGCCCGTGCTCATCAACCATACGGCCAGCCGCACCGCCCGCGTGATTACCGACTGTGACACCGAGAGACGTGCTGGCGAACCTGCTGGCCCCCGCATTGGGATTCGCCTCGTATTCCGTGGCCACACCATGCGCAATGGTATGAGCGCCATGCTGAATCATGCCGCGGCGAAACAATGCATTAGAACCGGCCCGGATTCCGCGCGCCATACCGCGTGAGAAATGCGGCGTCAGCGCGTAGCCGGCGGCACCCAGCGCCAGAGCACCTGCGACGCGCCCGCGCGTTTCCCAAGTTTTCGATGAGAATTTTCCGTCATGCTCGCGCGGGTGCTTTGTCGTGTCGTAGGCTTTCGCCAGGCGTGTCGCGAGATCGGCCTTCCCCATACCCATATCCGGCGAAGTCACATTCGCCTGCTGGTTCACAGACAGCGCGTTCGAGACCTTGTGCGCCGCTACGGCCTCGCCCATCCGGCGCCCGGCATCGGTGCCCAGCGCGAAGGTGTGGCGAGCCGTCATTGCGGCAACGCGATGCGTCGTGTTGGCGTGTCGCCGCGTGGCATCCCGAACGCCGGCTTCATACGCGGCAGCCGCAGCATCCGATCCGGCGTGCGCGGCCGGCGCGATCCGCTGGCCTTTCATGGCGCGTAGCCGGGAGATCAGGTCCTTCTTGACTTTCTTGCCGTCCGTGGGATTGGGCGCATGCTTCGTTTCCGGCTTGGCGTCGTTCGCCGCCTCGCCGGCGCCGGCCGCACGCGGTCCACTGTCGGGAGCATCAATGCCGTTCGACAAGTCGTTCGGGGTGGGCTGCTGAGCGCTCGGGTCTTCCTGATCGCCCACAGGAATGCGTTTTTCCTTGGCCCATGCGGCGGCGGCTGCCTTGCGCAGTGGCGTGCCGTTTTCGACCCAATCGGTGGCCAGCAGATACGCGGCGTCGCGCGTACCCTCGTCCTCATACATCTTTTCGAGGACCTGGAACTGGCTGGCGAGATGACTCGCTTTGATGCGGCCCTCGCCAGTCTCGCTGGCTTTTTCGAGTAGCTGCAAAAACGTCTCGGACATTCGGCGCTCCGTTGATCCTTAAGGTGGATCAGACGTCGGATTTTTTGGTCGCCGGTGCATTTTGGGGGTTTTCAGTTGGTCGAGATCACATTACTATGTGTTTTTTAGGCGCGAGAATGGTAGAAAATTCTGCAATTTCCTGGACGGACAACAGCTTCAACCCATGGATCGGTTGCCAAAAGGTCAGCCCTGCGTGCGATAACTGCTATGCAGCGACGCTCGTAAACGGTCGAATGAAGGGTAATTTCTACGGCGAGCGCCGGCGCACCGGCGAGGCGAATTGGCAAAATCCTGTGAAGTGGAACCGCAAAGCCGCCGAGGCCGGCGTGCGCGTAAAAGTCTTCTGCTCCTCGCTGGCCGACGTGTTCGACAACCAAGTTCCGGAAGAGTGGCGTGCGGATCTCTGGGGTATGATCAGGCGCACACCTCACCTGGATTGGCAGCTTCTCACGAAGCGTCCGCAGAACATCCGCAAGATGCTTCCTCCACATTGGAGTGATGGCTGGCCGAATGTCTGGCTGGGAACCACCGTTGAAAATCAGGAAGAGGCGAACCGCCGTATCCCGCATTTGCTGGCCGTTCCCGCGCGGATTCACTTTCTTTCATGCGAGCCGTTGCTTGGGCCGGTATCGCTGCGCGCCTGGATGGATCTGCCTTGTGACGACGGCGGGACGGCGTGGCAAAAAGGTGGCATTGATTGGGTGATCGCGGGCGCCGAAAGCGGCGCCTATGCACGCCCCATGCTAACCGCGGATGCGGAGAGTCTGTTACGGCAGTGCCAAGCCTCCGGCACGCCATTTTGGATGAAACAGTTCACCGGCAAAAATAGCCGCCCAATTACTGACATGGCGCTTTTTCCTGAGCATTTGCGTGTTCAACAATTCCCGGAGATGGCGTGAAGAACTCCTACGACGACATCCGCGCCGCCGCCGGCGAGCCGCTTTGGTGGGATGAGAACGGCGTCCCGCGCTACGCCGAATTCTCAACGGATCACCTGGCCAACATCTACGCCCACGAGGCGGCGCTGGCCGAGATCACCTGCCAGGGCTGCGGCAAGCCGTTCCAAGTCGCATTTTCCCGCTCGTCGCTCGATCGCAAAAGAAGCCTTCGGGAGGAAATCGAGACTAAAGAACTGCATTACGGCGATCCGCCGAACGAAGGCTGCTGCCTGGCCGGCCCGACGATGAACAGCGAACCGCGGCGCGTGATCCAATACTGGTGGCGCGCGTTCTTCGGCCACGACCTGCGCTGGCAGCGCGATGAAAGGCTGGAGATCGATATCAAGCCAGATTGGGTGGGCGAGTGACCGCGAAGCCCAAGCCCGACGTGCGGCCGCCGGCGATAACGTGGCGCTGCGCGTGCGGCAAGATCAATCTGACGCATCACGAGTTTTGCTCGGCGTGCTCGCGACATGTGAGGGAGACAAAATGAACCAACGCGAGTTCCATAACCTTCTGCGGGTAATGATCAGCATCGACCGGGATGAGCTGGTGACGTTTGGTGTGATGCAAGCCAACGACACTGACGGATGGCGCGCTTTCAGCGACGGTCCGTACCGCTGGTTCATCAAGGCGCCGGACGCGCAGGCAGATAACCTTTGGCGGCTTTTGGAAAGCAGGACCACTCGATGAGATATGTTTGTTTCTTGGTTGTTCTTTTCGTCTTTGCGTTCGGCGCGATTAGCCTGACGGCCGCAATGCCGTGGTATGAGTTCTTTCCGATAGACGGCTTATTTTGGCTTTCATGGTTTGCTTATGACGGTAGGTGGTTTTGATTATTGTCCGCGTCGAGTTGCTTTCGGCCAACATGGGATACACGAAATGACCGCACAATCATTCGGCCGCGGCCGCAAACTTCCGGTATTATGTAGCACCCGCCACCAGACGGCGGCGACCAAAACCATCTAGGGACACGCCCATGACCGGTCTCAAAGTTTGTAAATTCCCTCAATCTGTAGGTATCTCCCAAAAAGCAATTTTTAGGGAGTTGGATTATGGCGTCCGAAAAAGAAGCCAACGCAGACGTTTCAGAAGACTTCATTTTGCGTGCAGCCGTTCTGCCAGCGACTTATGTGAACCAGTTTCACATTTCGATTGCTTTTGGCGCTGTCAGGTTGGCCTTTTCAGAAATGATCTATGGAATTCCAGAGGGTCAACCGCGTCTTGCCGTTGCCATGTCTGCAGAAAGCGCTTTGCAATTGGCTGCCTTGATCTATCAAGTTTACGGCCAAGTGATGGTTCCTCCAGTTACGATGGAAAAGGACCTGAAAAAAGATGGGGGCTAGGCGATCTGCGGGAGCCGAACTACCGGAAAAGGGCGCATCTGCTCGTTCGGCAACCTCTAACGCCAGCACCAAAGGGGGTTTGGGTGCCGTGCATACTGCAGTCTACCTTCCAAGCACAGCCGAGTATGTTCTCGTGAGAGAAAATGATCTTGAAGAAATTGCGGAATTCGGCGTTTTGGAGCAAGGCGCTGGAGCGGCCGGAATGTTTTTTATTTCGGGGGCCTTCTGGACCGGCGTCACGCTCGCCTTTGAACATAGCAATGAATTAAAAGCGTATTTGATGCAGTTTATCATTTGTGTTTTAGCCTGCATTTTTGGCGGGGTTTTGCTTTGGATTTCCCGCAAACATTTCAAGATGCGAGATGAAAAGATAAGAAGTTACTTCAAGAAATCCGCAAGTTCATAGGTTTTGTAATTGCACGCCTTCTAATTCCAAAACAGCTAAAACCGCTAAAAAGAATGTCACCGCAAAGGTTCCTCGAACCAGTTTGCTATTCACAGACGCCTCCGTTTCCCCTTCGAACCCGTGCTCGTTTAGCCGTCGAGCTAACTCGGCATAGGTCACGTCCGCCTTTTTTAGTTCCACCTTGATAAATTTCCGGGCCTTGTCGGCCCATTCCTTTTCTTTTGCCGAGATTGTCAT